TCACGCTCGATAGCACGTAACTCGATTACATAGATTTTGTCTATGATAACCGTTAACGCATATCTGAAAGCATTCATAAATCCAGTGAAATTCTTGACTCTATTATAATACTCAATAGAATCAGAGCAATGCTCGAAAGTCTCTTTAATAAGGGGATAAGTGAAGCCTTGCTTATACCTCTTACCTGTGTTTTGCTTCTTGAATACAGGCTCTCCATTGCGAAGCTTCTGTAATAGGCTGTAAGCTTCTTTGGATAATCCCTGCTTCTGCACACCGTAAATCTCTTCAATAACCAATCGTAATTCGTCAAGCTCTTTTGCTTCCTTGTCGAGAAACGCTTGACGCTCCAAAAATAATTCGTGGCAATGTTTGTGGTAGAATTTCTTTATAGGTCGTTTTTCACCAACGACTTCAAACTTCATATCTTCCATTAAAGTATCGTCAAGGTTACACCATTGACATTTTCGTGTTTTCTTTGCCATGTTATCAACTCCCTTATGAATAACATTATACCATTATTTTTTTAAACTTGTCAATAACTTTTTTCAAGAACAAAGACCGCTCTATTGAGCAGTCTTTACTATGTTCTCAATCTCAGCATAAACGTCTTCATTCGTCTTTCCGTCTGTCTCGATTGCGTGTATATTAATGTTACTATAGTTTAACTTCAACCCATAGAAAAGGTTGTAGTACATATTTTGTTGCTTAATAGATTCCTCCACTGATTCCTCTACTTTGCCGAATGGGACTTTATCTCTTGTTAATCGATTCTGTAATTCTTCTCGGTCTTCGACTGTTAAGAAAACGACATCGATTTTAACATCTTTCCCCAAATTATCCAACTTACTGCAAAGCTGTCTATGTACGCTCTTAAAGTTATACTCTTTGTATAATTCAGAGAATACTGTTTCAGTAAAGAAAAATCTGTCGAATACATATCTTGAATCATGACCAATCTTCCCTAACTGTTCAAACAGGGACATCCATGAATTGTAATATTCGACAACTTTCTTCAAACCTTCATCTCCATCATCATGGAAACCTGTGAAGTTTATTAGTGTAGTTTCAGAGATTCTTTGTCTTAACTTGACAGCTAACGTACTCTTCCCTGTACCTCTAGCACCTTCTAAAATCACAATATGCAATATTGTCAACCCCTTTTCACTATAGTAACGTTAACGGTTCTTCTACCCCAATTTTCAGACTGTGTAGTGCTTCCCATTAACACATCCAATTTATTTCCATTGATTGCACTTCCAGTGTCTAGTACAATATATCTGCCTAGACCTTCAATGTCAATAATGCTATTCAACGGAATCACACTTGTATCTGCGGCTACTATACCCATACCATTATAAGTAATGGTGTTAGATATGTCATAGCCTGTGCGTGTGACTACCTTTCCACCGTATGTACCATTTTCGGAAGGGTCGTTGGTGTAGGCAGTAGCGACCATTTGTAAAACCCTTCCATCAGTCTTTGCTAATTCTTGCTCCTGCACTTGCGGTTGAGCCTGTGGCTCTGGCTTCTGTGCTTCTGCTAGTTCAGCTTTCAACTGATTAATTATAGTTTGTTGCTGAGTGATTTTACCTTCTTGGCTTTTTACATTAGCGTCCTGCTCACTCCTAAGACGCTCACTTTCTGCTAGTTTTGCATTCACATCATTCATGCTTGCGGTCTTTTCATCAAGCTCCACACTCATCTTTTCGATTACACTTTTCTGCAATCTATCTGTTTCCTTAAAACCTGCGATAACCTTATTCTGTTCATTGATTTCCGCAACCTTTATGCCAACCACTTCATTATTTTGATATTGTGTAACTCCCATAATGAGTAGTTGTGCTGTCATCACTCCATATAATAGTTTATTATTCATATTTGTTTCCTCCTAGTTTAGCCTTATTATGAGAAAGTAGCCTAGCATGATACTAGGCTACATATTCTCTTTTATGTATTAAGCTAGAGATTTAACGTATTCCAACGCTTTTGCTAGTTTCGCAATATCGTCACACTTGCGGAAGTTAGCATCCCCTAAAATTTCCTTGAATTGCTTTGCAATTCCAACCTTAACACTGTTATCCAAATCTTTTACCAATCGGTCAATATCTTTGTGGAAAGTCTCTGGTGATTCTTTCTCTTTTTCGATTGCCTTTTCTGCCTTGGCTTCTGTAGCTTCTGTCTGCTCTTTTACAGCTTCCTTGACAGCTTTTTCGTCACCATTGTACAATCCTAAAATAGCATTTTTAAATGTGTCAATGAATAGTGTGACATCATTATCAATCTCTTTAGGGAAGTTACGGAAACGTGTACCACACAAGATGTTACCATCACTACGGAAACGAAGCTTACGTGTTTCCTCTGGTGCTCCATTCTCGCCTTTCACCGTTTGCAAATCACCATAGATAATCATATCAGCTTCACGCTCAATGATATCAGATGTCTTAGTCAATACGTTGAATGTAGTGAAGTCGTACTCATATCCATCACGATTCTTAACTTTCTTTGTCTTTTCGTGACCGATGATAAATACTCCAAATCCTGCCTTCTTCAAGCGGTCAATCTGATTGTAAATCTCTTCTGCAACCATGTTATAACCCTTGCCCCAAGGCACATCTGAGATGTCTGTATAACGTTTTGTTGGTTGGTCTTCACGATTAGCTTTCTTGATTGCATACGCTGTAGCATAACGCTCTAAAGCTGTGATAGTGTCGACAACGATGAATCGGAAAGGCACATCAGCTTTGTTATCGATTAGCTCATCAACAACCTCGATGAATCCTTTTTGAGTCTCATCGTCCTCATCTTCCGCATACTCAAAACCTGTAACGTTAATAGCGTAAACATCTGCCATCGTTTTGTAACCAATCTCTGTAGCTAGTAATAGTGTACTCTCTAAGTCTCCGTAAAACTCTTTTGCAAGGTCGATAGCGAATGTTGTCTTACCAAACTTAGATTTTGCAAGCATACTAATGAAATAGCCTTCCAGAGTTGCAGTTGGTTTGTTCTTTTTCAAAGTTTTTAAGAATGACATAATTAGTTTCCCCTTTTCTCTCAATAAAATCTGAGAGAAGGGAGCTTCTTCTCTTGCTGTTTTTCTGCTCCTATGTTTGTCATGTTTGTGTGTTTGTCTCTTACTCTTATATTATACCATTATTTTTGGGGGCTGTCAACCCCCAATTTATTAAAATGGTAAATCTTCTTCTGAGATATCATCTCCACCCTCATCGATGTTACCGAATGGATTTTCTTTCTTGCTCTTACCCATGCCCTCAAACTCATTTTTCTCGATAAGCTCATCTACTTTGAAATCGTCCTCTTTGTAGATTTTCTTATCCCATGCTTCTACACCATGAATCTGCATTTCCGTAATGTATGTACGAGATACAAACGCTTGTGCGTGTTTAGGTTTTGCCTTACCGCCCAATGCTAGTAAATCCTCATCTACACCGTTATCTTCGTCCTCTACTTCTTCTACAATCACACGATTTAATGTGTCACCGTATACTTTCAGTACATCGCCAAACTTAACTTTCTTAGCAAAGGCTTCTGCAAGCTTAACCATGCTCTTGTCATAGCCACCGTTGCCATCAGAGAAGTCTACGATTAACTGAGTGTCGTGCCATGTTTTGTTGTAATTAATATGTCGTGCTGTAACGAATGCTTTGCCTTCTGTTTTCTCCACCATAGCGTCAATAAACACAAACTCTTGCTCGAAGTAAGAAACTTCTTCAAATTTCTCATCTTCAAAATTCACATCTTTAAGCTTAAATAATTTTTTAATTGTGTGGGTCTTTTGTTCTACTACTTTACCATCACGATTAGTGTACTTGCTGTAGCGAATTTCACCTTCAACTACTACACTATCACCGTTTGATAAGTTGTCGTAGATATACTTAGAAGCTTCAAAACTAGGTAATCCTTTGCTGTCTAGCTTCCCATCTTCCTTGTATTCTAGACCTACACGTGGCTCAATGATAGCGTAACCTTTCTCACGATACTCGTCTTGGTTGTCATACCATTCTTGAAATGGGATTCTATCACCCTTGTATTGTGGATTTTTCTTACGCTCGTCACTTCTCCACATGAAAACTTGCTCTGGTTGATAATCAAACATTTCAACTGTAATCTCATTTGATTCAGATGTTTTTACTGCAAAGCGTAGACTGCGATAAGTGTCACCCTCACGTTTTTTACCTTCGCCAACAACATCCTCTTTGAATGCGTTGTCCTTGTCAATGCGAGTTACTTTGCCCACTACTTTGAATAGATTCTTAGTTTGTTGTAATTCTGCCATTATTTGTTTCCTCCTAAATATGTGATTATATTTTGCTTTTATGGTGAAGGAGAAGAGTTTAACTCTTTTCCTCATCAACATTATCTATTATATCATAAAGCTTTACGCTTGTCAACTAATTATAACACATATTTCAAAATATTTTCATCTGTATCTTCTTGAAATTGGTTATATATATCTTCAAGCGTAATTCGGCTTTCGATAATAGCCTTTTCAATATGTGCTACCGATTCTGCATCGACAACCTGTAAGAATGTTTCTTCAAAGGCTTGTTGCTTACCTTTAGTATAACATAACTCAATGAATGAGTCAAGTGTTATTTTTGAGTTTAATAGTTTTTCTTCACGATAATCAAACAGGTCATCAATTACATATCGATTCTTACCATAGAAACCTATG